CTCGCCACGCGGGTAGCACCACCAGATCTCCCCGAAGCGCGGAACCTTGTAGGCGAAAATCTTGTTCGCGAACGGCAGGTTCAGCCCGTCGAAGAAATAGTTGATATTCATGTTGTTAGGCACTTCGCGAACGACGCCGTTGTACATCATGAAGCGGCCATCACCGACCCAGAAGTAGATACCGTCATACTCGATCACGCTGTTGGCCGCGATGATCGACGACGACGAGCTAATCGTGTCGAACGCGAACACCTCCGGGCCACCCGTGTAATACGTGCGGATCAGGCTATCGAGCGTCCAGAAGAGACCCGCCGGGTTCTGACCACCGCCACGCAGCGGCAGACCCTTGACGATCTTCGAGGATGAAATGAACGCGTCGCCCGCGTCGCCTGTCACGAAGTTCGTCGGGTCGTTCGCGTCAGACCACTTCACGAACCCGTTCGAGGAAAACATAAACAGGTACGGGTGCAGCACCACAACGCCGCCCGAGACGCCGGATGTCGGGATTGGCGTCAGGGGCGCCGTGCCGATGACGTCCCCGATGTAGGCTGAGTAGATCCCGTCAGTGGAAATGTCGTCCGCCGAATTGACCGCATGGGCGATCAGCGCCGTCGCGCTCCCAGCACCGTCATAGAGAGCATCGAACTGCCACATGAACTCAGGGCCACCCACGTAGGTCGTAGGCGTCCGGTCCGTGACGGAGCTCGTGTTGCCGAGATTGTCGATGGTCATGCGCTGCAGACCGGTGCCGTAGCCCATGTGCGTGTAGGTGAAATTGTTTTGCGCCTGCAGGTGAAACTGGCGCACGACCCCCTCAGCGAAATTGCTGATCTGCCGATAGCCGCCGATCTTACGCGGCAGCCCGCGCTGAAACCGGCACCACTGCCCGTCGACGTAGAAGTTCCCCTCGAACTTCGTGCCGTCGCGCTTGATGCCGGCCTCTGATCTGACGTTTACGGGTACGAGCATGTCGTGATTATCCTAGATCACGGGCTATAAAGCAACCTTGGCGGGCGTAGAAGACCCGGCTGATGAGCTGTTCGATCATGCCAGTTGCTTTGCCATCACGTCGCGCTTACGGTGCCTCATAGGCATCGGTGATGATCTTGATACGCTCTTCGTCGAGGGTGGTCATTGATTGTGCTCCTTATATTCCGCCAAACGCCACGCCTTGGCCATCGCCATTAACAACCGTAGCCGGGTCAGCGAACTTCGTGCCGAAACCTGAGCCGCTCCACGGGTAGGCAGTGATGCGGGGGAAGGCAGTGTGCGCTACAGCGATGGCGTTGCCGGCGAAGCTAAACGCTACATCTTGGCCAGTGGCAGCCGGCAATGTAGCTGGATTGGCAAACTTCGTACCAAAGCCAGAGCCGCTCCATGGGTAGGCGGTGATAAAGGGCGTGGTGGCATGCGCCACAGCGATGGCGTTGCCTGCTGGGCTGAACGCTACGCCAGTGCCAGTGTCAGTCGGCAATGTAGCTGGATTAGTAAATTTCGTCCCGAAGCCTGAGCCGCTCCATGGGTATGCGGTAACAAAAGGCGACGTATTGTGCGCCACAGCGATGGCATCGCCAACCGAACTGAAAGCTACGTCGTTACCAGTGCTAGCAGGCAGCGTAGCTGGATTAGTAAATTTCGTACCGAAGCCAGAGCCAGACCACGGATAGGCGGTAATGAACGGCGATGTAGGGTGCGACACGGCGATAGCGTTGCCGGCGGGGCTAAACGCTACGCCGTAGCCATCGCCAGTCGGCAGTGTGGCTGGATTAGTAAATTTCGTACCAAAACCGCTGATGCTCCACGGATAGGCTGTGACAAAAGGTGTTGTCTGGTGCGCTACGGCAATAGCATCACCAGCGGGGCTGAACGCTACGCCAAAGCCAATGCCAGTGGGCAGCGTTGCCGGATTGGTGAATTTCGTGCCGAAACCACTGCCAGACCAAGGATAGGCGGTGATATTGGGCGAAGTGGAATGCGCTACCGCGATAGCGTTGCCTGCGGGGCTGAAGGCTACGTCGTAGCCAACGCCAGTCGGCAACGTAGCTGGATCGGCGAACTTACTACCAAAGCCAGAGCCGCTCCATGGGTAGGCGTTGACGTAGGGTGAATTGACGTGCGCCACAGCGATAAACTGTTGCGTTGGTCCAAATGACCGCTGGTTCATAAATACGGCTTGTAGAGCGCCGCTCATGTCAAGCCGCTCCCTGAAATCAACCACTGAGTAGATGTGATCTTGACGCAAGTTGCCGACCCGTTTGTGGCCAAGGTGCGTGAACCAGAGGTGCCTGCGGGGGACAAGGTTAGGGTATCTGTCGTAATTGCAATCGTAACATTTGCCACCGACATGTTGATGAACGTGATTGCCGTTCCGACTGGAAAGGCAACGCTGCTATTGGCGGGAATTGTAAATGTTCGGGCGTTGTTGTCTCCCACTGGATGGAAGATGTGCTTGCCGGCGTCAGCTAAAACTAGCGTGTAAGCTGAGCTCTGGCTGTTCTGCGGTAAACCTTTGTAGCCAACGGCGTCAACGAGGTCGGAGGATGTGATACCGCCCGTGCTATTGATGCGGAAGCGTTCCGCGCCATCAGTGCTGAACGCAAGCGTGTTAGCCGCTGGAGACCACATGCCGGTGTTGAGGTCACCTGTGAATGTGTAGGACGGCGTGCCAACCGCGCCGAGGGCGTTGTCGATGCTGGTGGCCGAAGCTGCGCCGAGGGTTGGCGTCACCAATGTTGGGCTTGTGGCAAACACCAGAACCCCCGTGCCAGTCTCATCCGTGACAGCAGCAGCTAAGTTTGCGGATGACGGTGTACCAAGAAACGTAGCTACGCCTGCGCCAAATGACGTTATCCCAGTCCCGCCGTTGGCAACAGGCAGCGTGCCAGACACTTCCGTCGTCAGGCTAACCGTACTCGCCGTAAACGCCGATGCGCCGTTCCCCTTGACAACACCCGTCAATGTCACAGCGCCCGTACCGCCGTTGGCGACAGGCAGCGTGCCTGTGATACCCCCGGAGATGTTAATACCACCTGTCGCAGCCAGCGTGCCAGCCACCGTGACGTTCGCGCCACTAACCGTCAGCCCCGTCACGCCACCAGACTGCAACTCCAGAACGCCGGAGCCGTCGGGTGTGATGATCGCGCCGCCGCTGGTGTTGCTTGCGTTGATGGTTGTCGGCATGGGTTACTCCGGTTTTGCAGGCCAGACGATGCTGAACGGGTCAGTCTGCGTGGTAATGTTCCGCAGATCCTGACGATACACTGCCCACACTGCGGCGTCCACGGGCGCGTCTGCGACCTGCGTCCAGTCCGATGCGACCAGCAGCTTGTTACGCTCAGCGCGGATCACGGTCCATTGCTCGGCGACCTTTGCCGCTGATGCGTCTGCGTCAAGGTCCGTCACGATGTAGTTCTGTGTCCACACGCCGTCGATCAGCAGCGCCGGGCCATGCTCGCGGGCTTGCGTGGCGGGGTCGAAGTAAGGCGGCGTAACCAGCTTGAGTTGATGTACGCCAAACTGCACGACCTGCTCAGGCGTCAGCTTGACCACGCGGCAGAAGTTATCGTCGTCCCAGCGCGTCGGCTCGACATCATGGATGTGCCGGATGAACGTGTCACCGTTGGCTTGGACGTAATAGAGGTTCATCCCTCGGCTTCCTTTGCTTTGCGCTTGGCAGTGACGCGAACCACTGCCGCCTCGTATTCCGCCTGATCGTCGATCTGCGCGTGCAGCGCGACCATGACAGCCTCGACGTTGGCCATCTGCTTGCGGGTGCTGTCTAGGCGCTCCGCGACGTTGGCAGCGAACTCGTTGTCTGTTGCGTTCGCCAGCAGATGCTCGAAGTTAATGCGATCAAAATCGTAATGGAAATACTCAACCTCGCGGGCGTATATGGCATCCGCAAGTGTGTCGTATTTGTAGGCGATAGGGAGTTGTGTGTATTGCATGGGTGCCTGCTGTTATGAATTGATTGTGAAGGCTACGCCGCGGCCAGTGCTAGTCGGCAGCGTGGCTGGATCGGTGAACTTCGTACCAAAGCCAGAACCGCTCCAAGGGTAGACGGTGACATTAGGAGATGAGCTGTGCGCTACAGCAATAGCATCACCCGCTGTGCTAAACGCTACGTCGTTGCCTTGACCAGTCGGCAGAGTAGCCGGATTGGTAAACTTAGTGCCAAAGCCAGAACCGCTCCACGGGTAGGCTGTGATAAAAGGTGATGTAGTATGCGCTACAGCAATGGCGTCTCCAGCAGGGGTGAACGCTACGCCGTTGCCTTGACCAGTCGGCAGAGTAGCGGGATTGGCAAACTTCGTACCAAAGCCAGAGCCGCTCCACGGGTAGGCGGTGATAAAGGGCGTTGTATCGTGCGCTACGGCAATAGCGTTGCCTGCTGGGCTGAACGCTACGCCAGTGCCAGAGCCAGCCGGCAGCGTGGCTGGATTGGTGAACTTAGTTCCGAAGCCGCTGATGCTCCACGGATAAGCGGTGACGTAGGGCGAAGAGTTATCTGCCACAGCGATGGCGTCTCCCGCTGCGGTGAACGCTACGCCAGTGCCAGTGCCAGCCGGCAGCGTAGCTGGATCGGTGAACTTCGTGCCAAAGCCAGTGGAACTGCTCCACGGATAGGCAGTGACGTTGGGCGTGGTGGCATGCCCTACAGCAATAGTTTGACTAAATGCAGCGCCTCCGGTTTGATAAAGATAATTAGCCATCCATTTTGTTGTTGTAACTTTAATTGCCATAAGAGTGTTATTCGCCGTAACGGCCACAGACCCGGTTATGCCTGACCCAAATACAAGCGTGTCTCCGCAGGCCACGTTTACATATTTCCCGCCGTTTTCTACCGTAAACAGCACAACCGTGCCAATTGGAAACGCGACGCTGCTGTTGGCTGGAATGGTGTACGTTCGGGTTGAGGTATCACTAACCGGGTGGAAAATCATCTTCCCAGCATCGCTCAGAACCAGCGTGTAGTTGGCTGACTGGCTGTTCTGCGGGTATTGGACGGCGGTCGACAGCGTCGCAAATGTCGGGGCAACGCCAGCGCCGCCCGAAGTCAGTACCTGACCAGCCGTACCTTCAGATATAGCTCCAAAGGCACCAGCGTTATTGACCTGCACTTGCCCTGTCGTGCCGCTCGGAGAGACGCTCGCAAACGTCAGCTGACCCGTCCCATTCGTCTGTAGATACTGACCGTTCGTGCCATCAGCGATAGGCAGCGTAAACGTGATATTCGCAGCCAGCGAGTTAGGCCCCTTTAAGGCGACGTAGCTCACGCCATTGTTCGTTGCTTCAGGAAACTGAACCTCAGCGCCAGCGATGGCAGATGCCGTGACAGCGAAGGGCGTCGCCTGCGATACCGCGACCGACTGCACGGACGCGTTAGGAAACGTAACCCCGGTATCACCGCTGAT